AAAGCCGCCAACTCGCTCAATCACACTACGGTGGTAGTAAAGCATTACGCCGCGCTGGCCTGTGTAGGCGATATGCTGATCGTCGCGATACAGCACCGAGATATCGTTCAGCTTGCGCGCGCCAGCCAGATCGAGGAACTGATAAGCCAGATGAGGCTCGGGGGAGTCGATATAAGGCAACCACCAGCCATCAGCAACCGGCCATGCGTCATCGTCCCACAGGAAAAGATGCTCGCACCCGGCATCCATCAGCGCGGTAAGGCTGGCATTTTTCGAAACCACAATGCCCAGCGATTTTTCGTGCCGGATCAGCTTAACGCCGTCGGGCACCACTGCTGGTGGCTGTGAACCATCGTCAACAACCACCAGCAGCGCACCAACTGGCTGATGCTTGATATGTTGTGCCAGCGCCTGGCTCAGCACACCAGCACGATTATGGGTAGAAATTGCTATACCGATACGGCGATTTCTTCCAGCGACGGCTGGTGCATATGGGACACCATCTATTTCTACTCGCATCGCTCAATCCTCGCCGAGCCATGAAGAGTTTGACGCTTAACCTCTCCATATTCCACGACGACCTGATCGCCATTGAATACCGCGCAAATTACCTCGCCTTTCTCATCATCGGCCGCGAGGCACATTCTGACCTCTTCGCCATTGAGAAAAACTTTATAGCGTTCGACGACGGGGTTGATTTTTTTACCGGGATCATCATCAAGAACGGTAAGGCGCATTGTTTTATCCTTTTAGATGTGAGCCTGCCGCATGGGACAGCCGCCCGAGAAAACAGCTTTCCCCGGGCTCACGACTGAAAGACTCTCGATTTTTTAGCGCATGCGAAGCGCAATAAAAAAGCCCCGCTATCGCGAGGCTTATAAATTTATCTAATTATTAATTTAACTTATCAAGATAGCCGATAACCATATCCAGGCTCACACGATCTTGCCCATCTGAGTACCACGTATTTGGCGCAGGTTGATTATCCTTAAACAGTCTATCAATATCCAAATTAATATCAGTTACCTTGAACTCGTTACTATTGCTATCAAATTTTAATGCGACAATCTGGCAGGTTCCTTCAGGGACTTTATTGTAATGCCCCAGTTCCTGATATTTTGAATATATTTCATACTTAAGGATTGAACCATCAATTGATGTAGATAAAAAGCTGTGTATAAGATGCTTCATTATTTTTCCCCACGTAGAATGTGAGGGAATAATTTATCATTATCACAGGCACCCAGGGAATGTCTGCTGTAATGTCAATAAAAAAACCGCCCAAAGGCGGCTTGTCCTGGCAATCTGAACAACACAGCAGTTCTCGCCCAATTGACCGCGACGATCACAGACTAATGCTACTTAAGAAGCCGGTTTGCAGCCTCAACGATGTCGTGTGACGTCAACTCTCTGTCAGAGGCAACACAAAACTCAGTATGATCGCCAGTTAGCGAATGAACTCCGGCATACATAATTTTAAGGTGAGTTTGTTCACCATTCGGATATTCGCGAAGTATCGTGGTAATGCCCTTTACGACTTTTTGAACCACAACAGGCTGAGAATTAAAGAACACCAGTACGTTTTTCATAAGCTTCCTGTGTGTTGAGAAAAGGCCACAATGAGTGGCCTTTGTTTAATATCAGCCAACAGACAACTACACAACTCTGGTTTACCCATGACTCGTGCTTTCTGTAACACTAACAACCGCTGCCTTTATGGTATTTGCAAGACAGAAGTAAGTTCAGTGTATAGAGTCTGAAAATTTTCACATGGGGAAGAGCGAGATGATGGCAATTCTTCTGCGTTTTCTGGTATCGATGCACAATAACCCTGTCAGCGTGGTTTTAATCACTGTGAATCTTGCTGGCTCTGTTGTAATGCTCGCTATTCTATGACAACGTCATCAGATGCATCTTCCGCTTTCACTGCAAAGACTGGTGCTCCCGGATGTTATCTCCAACGGCTGAAATGTCGTCTTTATCGAACCACAACTCAGTAGCTCGACCGTCTGCCGCTTTATAGTGCACCGGTCAGGATTTGTGGGTGAATGTAAGAGTCCTTAATAAATACCTGCCGCTTACGCTTGATGAATATCGTTTACGGACCACACTTGAATTGGCTCTTAAAGGATGAAAGCTCCGACCCAGGGCCTGACTTATGGAGGAGTTCTCACCTTCAGATGAATCTGAGGGATAGTGATCAATAATAAGAACCGATTGAGTATCTCAAGATTGCCTTCGCTTAGGAGGCTTTTTTTATTTCTGCCGCTGGTTCTCAATATCCCGAATGCCAGCAAAGTTGTTATTGCCCTGCTCGATGGTTGCCAGAAGAGGTTTAATCCACAGCACTGCCTGGCAATATGTCAGCCCGCCGGGGGCAATGGCACCACCATCGGCTGTGTCAGGCTCGTCGGAATCGGCGTGCATTGCGCTGGCACGTAAACGGTGCGTGTATTCGAGCAGCCCGTCAGCGACATCAGCAGGAACAGGCAGATCACAGGTTTTCTCACGGCGAAGAATCTCCCGGTATTCAATTACGGTGTTTTCGGCATCGCTGGCGACGGCGGTATTAGCTCTGGCTGCTAACTGTGCCACCTGGTTAAACCGGTTCACATTGAATGCCTGCGTGGCAATCACCTGCCCCTGCAGCGCGTTGTCGCTCTTCAGGACGCGGTTGTCGCTTTCGGCGGAGGACAGGTCAGCTTTTGCAAATGCCAGCAGCGCTGCCAGAACGGCGATAATGACTACCGCCGCAATTGATGCAATAGCAGTTATGCGGTTCATCACGACAGGAACAGAGCGCGCTCTGCCTCACGGCGACGGGTAAGACCAGCCAGCACCTGACCGCCCGCTTTATTCCAGCGAGGGAACTCATCGGCAGCGCCACGGTAGTCACCGGCGTTTAGCTTTTTCAGCAGTGTCGATGTGGAAAGCGATCGCACGCCGAGGTTGTAGGCAAAGGAAACCAGCGCGTCAAACTGGCCCTGCGTGAGCTTCACTTTCACCAGCTTCGATACGTCGCTCTCGTAGCTCACCAGCCCGGTTTTCAACAGGCGTTCTGCCGTTTCCTCTTTGATGGTCATCCCGGCGCGGATTGGTTTCCCGTCCACCGGCTGCGTCCAGCCATAACCAATCGTCCATACGCCAACGCTGTCCTGATATGACTCAAGTCGCAGACCTTCAAACTGTTTGATGAGAGAAATACCCTTATCGCTGATCTGCATTATTCTGGCCTCAGTACGTGAAAAATCCGGGCTACGTTGCCGCGCGCCGCGAACACAGCAGCGCAGATGATGAGATTCATCAGCACGGTCGCCCAGTGAACATGGAAATAGAAATCAAAAAAGAAACGGAACGGGACCGAGGCATAAGCCAGAATGATCAGATAAGCCAGCCATGACGCCCACCAGTTGTGTCGCCCTCCCGGCTTACGGAACATCATCAGGCGCAGTACGATGGCCGTGCTGGTTACAACGTTGGTCAGCACCAGCGGATCACTTGTTACCATTTGTCCCTCCCCGCCACCTTTGCAGCAGCGACAGAGGATCCTGCTCGCTGAAGAAGGTGAGCGTCTTAATTGCCAGCGCGGAAAGCAAAACCGCCCCAAGCGCATCAAGCGGCTTGTCGCTGTAATGGGTGATGCTTGCCAGCATTGAACCCACCAGCCCGGAGCCGTACACGCCAGCGAAGTAAGAAACGATGAAGTAGGCCGAACGGCGGATTAGCGTCAGATCGGCGGCGGTGGCCACATAGAACACGGCACCAGCGAACGCACCGAACACAACGCCGTAATCGGTACCAGTTAACAAGCCATACAAACTGGCACCGGTTAAAGCGCTTGCCGCCGCAGCGGAACCAGAAACAGGTTCGGACATTTAGCCCCCTCGTATTTGCTGTGAGTCCTCTCAGGATGAGGGGAATAAAAAGGCCTGCCAAACTGCACAGGCCAGAATAAAAATAACTATTTATTTGATTTACAAGGCCAGTACCGATACGCCACCAGCAGGATGATGAAGATCACCAGCAAAGTAAGATCCATCAGCACGCAAGTAATCAGCCAGGCAGTTATAATACAAAGTACTATTTTGGCCGGGACACAATTAAGAAAGGTGGGCTTATGAGTTTGACACTTGAGCAACAGATTAACCATCTGACTGCTGAGATAAAAAAACTTAAAGAAGCGCAGTACGTTGCAGAAAAAAACGTCGTGAACCTTGTTGCTCGCTCTGAATTCACATTTGCTCTTATTTCCGCACTGATAGTGAAGGGAACTCTTGAGCGAGATGAAGCAATCAACTTCATAAAACGTGCTCCAGTGGAAATCTCTGGCTTCTCTGATAATGTCGAACAGGCCAGAACTGCGTTAATTCAGATACTGAGCTATGCCAACTTCGACCTGTAGACAGATG